GTTAAATTTATTTTTATAAATAATATCTATTAAGATTCTAATAATCTTATTTCCAAACAACAATATAGGAGAACAATTATGGCAAATAGAAAAGATTTGTTATCTGAAGCTATCGCTGATGCTAAAGCTGTTAAAGAAACCGCTCTAGCAAACGCTAAACTAGCATTAGAGGAAGCGTTCACCCCAAAACTACAATCAATGATTTCTGCAAAATTAGCTGAAGAAGCTGAAGATGAAGAACTTGAAGATGAACTTGAAGATGAAACAGCAGTTGCTGTTGAAACCGATTTAGATTCAGAAGTTCATTCAGAAGAGGATGAAACGATTGAAGAAGAAGGTGAAGAGTACGAAGAAGAAGAAGCTACAGAAGAAGGTGAAGAAGTAGAAGAAACTGAAGAAGTTGAAGAAACTGAAGAAGTTGAAGAAACTGAAGAACCAACTGAGGAAACTTACGAATCAGAAGAAGAAGTTCCTGAAGAAGATGAAGATGATTTAGACTTAGAGTCTGTAATCGCTGAATTAGAAGCAGAACTAGAAGATTCTGAAGAAACTGAAGAAAACTACCACGAAGAAGAAGAAGTCGAAGAAGATGATTCTGAAGAAGCGGTAGCTGAAGAAGATGATTTAGACGACGAAGAAGAAATCGATTTAGACGAAGTTATTAGAACTTTGAAAGAAATGGAAGATTCTGAGGAAGATGAAGTATCTGAAGATGAAGAAGAAGTTAACGAAGGTGAAGAAGAAGGTGAAGATAAAGAAGAAGAATTAGAAGAAGCATATTTAACAATTGAAAGTTTACAAAAAACTATCAATGAAGTAAATCTGTTGAACGCTAAACTACTTTATACTAACAAACTATTCAGAACTTTTGATTTGAACGAAAACCAAAAGGTTAAAGTTCTTGAAAACTTCGATAGAACATCATCAGTAAGAGAAGTGAAATTAGTATTTTCAACTTTAGCAGAAAACTTAAACGTCGCTAAAAAGAAAAGAACAGTTGTAAAAGAAGGTTATGCTTCTAAAGCAACAAAAAGTTCCGCACCAAAGAAAATAATTTCTGAGGGCAACGAAATGGCCGCTAGATGGAAAAAACTAGCTGGTTTAAAATAATTAATAAAGATTAATAGGAGAAAAAAAATGGATTTAAAAAACATTTTAAATGAAGGTTCTTCTCATACAGCAAGACTATCGGAAACGACTAGAGCACTAGCTGGTAAGTGGGAAAAGACCGGTCTTTTAGAAGGAATCGATAACGAAGTTGAAAAAGCTGGCGTTGCGACTCTTTTAGAAAACCAAGCAAGACAATTAGTAAAAGAAGCTTCTTCTACTGGTACTTCTGCAAATTCAGAAGAGTGGGCTGGTGTAGCTCTACCATTAGTAAGAAGAATATTTAGTGAAATCGTAGCAAAAGATTTCGTTAGTGTACAACCAATGAACTTACCATCTGGTCTAGTATTTTATCTAGATTTCAAATATGGTACAGGTCAACCTGGTTTTGCAACAGGTAGTGGAAAAGATTCACAAGCTGATAGTGTATTCGGTATAACTGATACTTCAAACGACCCATCAGGTGGTTTATATGGTGCAGGTAGATTTGGATACTCAATCAACGATAATACATCTGCTCTACAAACATTAGGTTCATCAGCTGGAGCTAATGTATTTTTAACATCATCTGTAGCAGCCGCTGATATCAATTTTGATACTCAGTTTTCATCATCTAATCACGCAGCTTTAATTGGGGCAATACCTACAATTGTAAAAGTAGCAGTACCAAAAGCATCTATAGCAAACTATGATGCACAAGGTATTAGAGGATTTAGATTAGAAGGTTCTGAAATTACAGACCAATATCCACAGTTTACTGTAGATAGTGGTGATGATATCGTATTTATTGCGAAAACATCTGGATTTACTTCTGCAGGTGCAGCTGATGAGTTAGTGGTAAAATATCACAAACAACCATCTGATACCGCAAGAGGTGATTTCGAAGCATCTGGAACTTCACTAAGTGGAAACCCAGAAGTAGATATCGATATTCCAGAATTGAATGTTGAGATGAAGAGTTTACCAATTGTTGCTAAGACTAGAAAGTTAAAAGCACAATGGACTCCAGAATTTGCACAAGATTTAAACGCGTATCACTCAATTGACGCTGAAGCTGAATTAACTTCAATGTTATCTGAGTATATCTCACAAGAAATTGATTTTGAGATTTTAGATATGTTAATCTCTGGTGCTAAATCAGTAGGATACTGGTCATCACAAGTAGGTAGAGAGTGGAACGGTTCTGCATTCGCTGATTATTCATCAGTAGGTGCTACAGCTTCTGCATTCAACCAAGGTGCATGGTTCCAGACTTTAGGAACAGTAGTTGCAGGTGTATCTAATAAGATTCACCAAAAAACATTAAGAGGTGGGGCTAATTTCTTAGTTGTATCTCCAGATGTTGCAACAATAATTGAATCTATCCCAGGATACGCTTCTTCAGCGATAACGGTGATGCTCAATTTGCATTCGGTGTTACTAAAATCGG